CCAACGGAAGAAACCAAGGCTTACGCATCAATCCTTGTTTGGGGCGATTATCGAAATAATACTGAAAATTATGCAGTGGTGACTGAGTATATTGCTGATTATCTATACCGTATGGTTCAAGAGGAAATGAACAAGAAGCGTGAAACATTTGATCTTAGAAAGTTCTGCAATCAAGTTGCGAGAATGGGGTTGTTTTATTCTTTGCGTCCTCAGTTAAAGGAATATCACACGCTCAAAGGACGACTGGTATTCTCAGGAATTGATTATATAGAACCTAATACTTACTCAAAACGTTATGTCTGGCTTAATGATGCAGTTGATTTACTGCTAAAAGAATTATTTGATGAAATTGACCATTACATTGGAATTTACCGTAAAGATTTAAACAAAATTACCGCTTGACTTTCCTATATGGATGTAAGATAGTGTATTCTCAAACTGGTCGTACTTCAGTTGAAATTAGACCAAAACAGTTTTTTAGTTATTCTATACCCACTTTTCCTGAATTGAGTGGGTATTTTTTTGTCTGAACATTCATGAGGCTTACATGGAAAATCGTTGGCATGCTGATCAAGAAAACAATATGCGTCCTGATGTAAAAGCTCTGCCTTGCCCATGGTGCGGTGAAGGATCAGAGGAGTTTATTGTAGTTGATGCTAAAGTGGTTGAATTTGAAGTTTGTGGGGAAAAACAAACTCAATGGAGTGCTCATGCTAGTTGCCATGAATGTGGTGCATCGTCACCAAGTAGCGATATTGGGCCATGGCCACATCCACTGGAAGATGAATACAATCAAGTTGATTGGGAAAATGAGCGTGAAGTCGTCAATTTTGCTGTCAAGGTTTGGAATTGCAGAACCTAAAAACAACAAAGTGAGTTTCGCTTTAATATAAAATTTGAGTGGTTTTATATTTAAGTTATTGGTGATCAGGAATGAATGATGAAAAAGATGATTTCAAAAAAACTGAGCCAATAAGGTCTGAAGATGAGGATCAAGAAACAAGTGTTGCTGAAGAGGCTGCAAGTCAAGCAATTGACCCTATGAACTTGGGTGAGATTGCTATTAAAGTCATAACATCTGTAATTGATAATTTTGATATTTAAGAATAATTTTATTATTTAAGCTCACAGAAATGTGGGCTTTTTGCATTTCAGGAGGTATCTATGCTCCGAATAAAACAAATCCTCTGCCGCCACGTTTGGGAATATTCAGATTTCTTTATGGTGAGAGAGTGTCGGAAGTGTGGGAAGGTGGTTGAAATTTAAATCTATCTTTTTTGTGAATTTTGGGTATAAATATATATTGATATATATTGATATATAACAATAACTTAAGTGAATTTTTATCTTGATTTGTCCTTAAAATTGGTATAATTTTGAGTCTTAAATTTAATTTAGGATTCATCTTATGAGCTTTCAAACTAAGGTTGAAAAGGATATGCCGAAGGGCAAACAAAATATGCATTTAATTGGTTATGTTGCTAATGGTATTAATTGTGCGGCATATATCAAATCAAGCCAAATAACTGCTGATGATGGCGGAATCGATAGAAGTGAAATAATGCGTATACTTATAAGCAAACATCCAGCACAAACTGAAATACTACTTCATGCAGTGTCTGATATTGGTTTACAAGAGAGTGAATCTTTTTAAACCTTTCAAATGCGAAACTTTAAACCACCTCAACGGTGGTTTTTTAATGCCTAGAGGAAAGTGAAGATGTGGATCAAAGACAAATCAATTAAACCTGCGCCAAATTCTTGGGCAGTAATTGCAATTCGTGTAGATGAAGAATCTATCGATTATCACACAGCTATTTTCAATATAACTGGTGTGGAAGGTGACAATACATTTGTTCTTGCCAATGATGATATTGGTCAAATTTTTGAGTTAGATCAAATTGAAGCATATCAACCATTTGAGCGATTAAATTAAGACCTTTCGCTACGTTTCCTTTGCCCCTAAAGGGGTTTTGTTTTGTCTGGGAGATCAGAATGAAACTTAATAAATTAGTACAGAAACTCAATAAGTTGATTGAGCAAAATCCTGAGCTTGCTGATAAACATGTGTTCCTGTGGAGTGAACATGATGAAAATTTTATAGGCTTCAATGATCTTCTTAAATATAAAAAGAAAGGTTTTATTGAAAAAGGGCAAGCTGGAACTTCAAGATTGGGAGAGGAGGAAGTTTTTTTTAGTGTTAAAGAATACAACGACATGTTTGATGAGAAATTTAAAAAAGAAGATTTAGAACAGGTGGTTTTATTATGAGTAGTGATTGTCGTCACGATTGGGTGGAGAACTATTCAGTTCCAAGTCGCCGAGTATGTATTAAATGTGGCGCAGAGCCTGGGAAGAAAAATGGACAAAACCGAAGCACTAAGCAATCTCAAACGGTAAGAATCAGAGATCAATAAATATCAAAACTTATCTCGTGGTCTTATGACTCGTGATGAAATGATTGTCATTGATCGAAAGATTAGTCAGTTGAAAGAAAGAACAAAAGCAATTAGAAGTATGTTGAGTGATTGATATGAAATTTCAAACAAAGATGCGCGAAGTAGACGCGATTAGTGTTGATCGTTTAATTAAAACTGCACTTCAAGGTTTTGAGAAACTCCCTAAATGGGTCGTGAGTTCAATCGAGCTAGGTAATTTATATTTCGGTCATCATGCTGTTGTTGTTCGAAATGACACTGGTCTTGTAGACGCTCAAATTGATGATGTTTTAATTTTTAACCCATCAAAACAAATTGAAGCAATGAGCAAGAAAGACTTCTTTGATCGCTATGAAGATATGTGGGACAAGAACAATAACAGCTTAGTTTGAGGTGCTTATGACATGCCAAGGCTGTGAACAACGTAGACAATGGTTGAGGAAACAAAGTGAACGAGCAAAAGAACGAATGCGGTTGTGTTTGCAACGGCTTACTGGTCAAGCTGATCGAACAGAACAATCTTCTAATCGAACAGAACAATCAGTTGATTCAAATCAACAACGAACAGGCAGCACAGATTAATCATTTGCTTGAGCATCTTGATTTGGAAGATGAGCAGGAGTTGGGTAGTCGAAGCTTGGATGGTGGGTGATATGTTTGAAGCAATTAAGAAATGGTTTAAACGTCCTGTTGTAATCAATATTAATTATGAAGCAGTGCCAAATGATACGAGGCTAGGAGTGCTAACTACACCCAATCATATTGATGCTGAGCAGGTCAGAAAGATTAGAGAGTCTTGGTCTAACTTCAATAAAGATTTTAAGGTCGTAGTTTTGTCTGATGGTGCATTACTGCAAGCACTTAGTGATGATGATCTTAAAGCGGTTGGATTGGTGAGGATTGATCATGTTTAACTGGAAGGATTCACCAAAGATTATGCATCTTGAATACGAAAAACCAAGTGTAAGCGTATTAAGAAAGCAACTTGAACTTAGATTGGTTGAGTTGGTTGAGAAATATCAAGCAGAAGGTTTGGATATTGAATGGATCAGTGTTGAGCTATTTGATGGTGTGGATGCGAGTGTTAAGTTGAATAAGGAGGCTGACAATGCCTAGAGTTGTATCTGTTATTCCTGCTGCAAACCCATTAAAAACTAACTCAGTTCAGTTATGTAATGGGACAAAAGTTTTGCTTGATGATGGCAGTTATCTTGAAAACATACAAAAGATCACATTGATTGCTGAAGTAGATCAACCTTGGCGAGCAATCATTGAGTTAACTCCAAAGAATCAGGAACAGATTGATGCGATCTTATCTGACTTAAAGGTTGTAGATGGGCATGAAACTTCATAGACTGCAGACCAAGCTGCAGACAATCACACCGAAGCAACCTAAGCCTGAATTAAATAGATGGGGTTCGGGTCGTGGTGGTAGACCATGGCGCAGACTTAAAGCGAAGATTCATTTACGTGATGAGTGGACTTGCCAATGCTGTGGTCGAGTGACTCAAGACCTTGAGTTAGATCACATTGTGAACATTGCACAGGGTGGAACAGAGGATGAAAGTAACCTTCAAAGCTTGTGTGTTGAGTGTCATAAGACTAAGACGCAAAATGAGAGTAAATTCAGTGTCTTATAAAAATGCACCAAAATAGTGCATTAAAAAGCTCAGGGAGGGGGGAGGGCAAAAAATTTTTTGCTACAAGCCAGCGGACACCGCCCACCATCTCATTTACAAAAAAAATTCTGTTTTCAAAAAAAAGTTAATCAAAAAGTTAACTCAAAAGTTAAAGGTGAATTATGTCATTAACTGCAAAAATGAGAAAATTTGCTCAGGCTGTAGTTAGTGGTCTAAGCAATAAAGATTCTGCAATTACAGCAGGTTATGCAGAAAAAACAGCAGCACAAGCAGGTGCAAAACTTGCTAAAAACCCCGACATTATCAGTTATATTGAAAAGTTAAAGGTTGACAAAAAGTTAACTTCTGACACTCAAAAAGTTAAAGCTGAGAAAGAAAAAGTTAAAGCTGAAAACTTCGTTGAAGTTGTGAGTGTTGAGCGTATTGAGCCCGAAGTCGAACAAGCAAATGGTCAATTCGTTGGTCGAGATGATATTGCTATTGGCAGTATTGATGATCCGCTTAAGTATTTAAAAACAATCTGGACAGATGTGGATGGTGATCCAGATTTAAGACTCAAAGCAGCTCAAGCAGCAATGCCATATGTGCATGGGAAAGTCGGTACCAAAGGCAAAAAAGAATCTCAAAAAGATGAAGCAAGAGACATTGCTGGCGGTGCAAGTAAGTTTGCAACAAGGGCAGCACGCAAACGATATAGTTACGTGATTTATTGAATGGGCAACTTCTTGTAAAGACTGGGAAAAGAAGATTGTCAAAGGTCAATCCTTAATTCCTTGCAAGCCACTTTTCCAAGATGAAGCCGAAATGGCTTTAGATGTTTTCAAAAGCTTGATTGTCACTGATGTTATGGGTCAGCCCACAATGGGTGAAATTACACGCCCTTGGGTATTTG